AATGAAACTCCAACCACCATGATATTTTAAGAAAAAGAACTGTTCGTAGATGTTCTCTTGATACTTATCGCTTAGGCCAAAAAAAGTCAGCAGATAGCTGCACCTCGACTTCATTGACTGCATCACATTCTGGGCATACGATTTCTCTCTTCATGTCGATATTTGGCACTACCTTAGCATATGCTGCTCTTAAATATCTAGAATCTGATGCTGGGAGTACGTCCAAAAGCTGATCAATTAAAAATGAATCCCTATTCTCTGCTACCGATACGATGATCAGTTTTAACATATCTGTCAATGGTGCTTCTGGAAGGTTATTCTTCTTTTTTCCTTTGGCCATTCTTGCTAACTTTTTTTCTTCCTTTCCTGTGATCAATCTCGTTTCAATATCAACATCTAGTTTTGGAATGTGGATGATGAATGTATTATTCTCTGTTTTCGAAATATCATAATCTTCGTAGTCATTCCCTTCATAAATTTCAAGGTCTCCTAACTCAAAAGAGTTATCAAAAGTTTCTCCACAAGAAGGACAAACAGCAGAACCCTCATAAACTGAACCGTATGCTGCGATTCTTGCTGCAACAATAATGGCATTCTTATCGCCAATCAAAAGAGTTTCTGCGTTAACAGACTTGTCCATTAAAATGTTTTGAACAAATCTATCAATTACAACACCTTTCTTGATTAATGCCTTTGATGTTAACAGATCTTCATCCTTTGCTGTCATCTCTCTGATTTCTACTTGATTTTGATTATGAAAGGGATGTCCCTCCGTGTAATGTCTCCCTCTGGATGGAAGGTCAACAAATGTAGTAGGAACTACAAATGAGAATGGTGCTGGTTTGCTTTCTTGATTTTGCGACATTGCAGACATAGCAGACATTGCTATGTCGTGTGGAACCGTCTTCATGCGTTCCTCGTTTCGTCTACTGTTTGACATTTATACCTCTTTTGTTTGTTTTGATTAGTTAAGTGGACTTGTCATATTGGCCAAAGAGTGATCGCCTGCAGTTCGAAGAGTCGCCCAGTCATATTTTAATACAAGTTCAATCTTTACAAGATCTTCTGAATCGTAGGAAAGCTTTCCAAACTTGCATTCTTTAATCCATGCATTGTGAAGTTCCCACTCTTCTACTTTAGTGTCTCCAGATCCGTATTGGGCAATAGTGATTGACCCAACCGCATTTGTTGCTTCTTTCTTTGAAATGGTTTGAACATTAATTTGACCGCGACTATCGATCAGAGAAGGAGGGACTCTATATCCTGCTTTCTCCAACATTGCAACTAACTGAACTGTCTGATCTGTATCGACTGGATCTACAATTGTTAATGATACGTCATCCCACTTGATATGCCCTGGATAATTGAACTTGTAATTCAAAAATCCGTGCTCAGTTTCTCCAATTGCAAACCCTGGCTTGTTTACTTCTGTTGCGACCCAACTTTCAATACCTGTCGAGGCATCTCCTGGAAAGTTAATTAGCCATCTAAAAGCTCTCTTTGGTTCAACTACTTTATTTCTTTCTCCGCTCCAAAAACCGCCCATTTAATTATTCTCCTTTTATACAATAAATAGATGCTTTATCTTATTTATTTTCTTAGTCTGCGAATGATGCTCCAGAGTTTGTTACAACAAAATCAACTGCAATGAACTCTACTGCATAGGCAGGTTTCAACAATACCTTTGCATACATGATGTTTCTATCAACAAGGTCTTCGGTAGTTGTTGACTTGTCAAGGATTACTTTGTAATCTGCCAAACCGAAGTCTGCCTTTACACCGCTCAACATTGCCTCAACTGGTCCTCGGAATCGTGCCCAAGTCTTCTCCAAGTTTGGCTCGAACAGAACACTTGTTGCAATACGAGATACTTCCTTCTTAACGTATAGAAGCATTCTTCGAACATTAATTCTGTCAAGTGCTGAAGGTGTTCTTTGCAAGGTCTTTTGACCCATGATTACAATTCCTTCTCCTGCGAACTTGGCAATAGGGTTAATGTTGTTTTCATATAGATTATCTCTATCTGCAACATATACTCGATCTCGAACTTGCAGTACCTTAAAGCCAGATGAACCGTCATCCAATCCACCTCTGTTAAATCCTGCAGGGGCAAACCAAACTGCTCCATCCTTCTCTGTGTCACTTGATGCAAATGTTCCAAGTGCAACAATTGAAGGTGGTACCCAAAGATTGACATTCCCATTAAGATGGTCAGAAATCATTACCCAAGGGTAGTAAGAACTTCCATAACTTGTATTGATGTTTCTATCTTTCACATCGTCAACAGTATCTTTAACACTACCGATACGAGTATCTTCGTTATCTGTAGTTTCTGTTTCTGGAGTATATTCGTATGGCAGGTCAACAATTGCCAAAGCGTCCGCCCTTGTCTCACAAGTATCCAAGACTTGATCGGTCAATGATGCGTTTGTTAAGCCAGGAACGGTCAATACATTGTATTCAACAACCTCGGCATCTTCAACAATTCTAATCGCTCTCTTGATTGTGTTAAAAGAATAACTTGTTAGTTCGGTCTTCCCTGACAATAGTGTGTTGTTCACCAATGGCTCTCGCTCTGTGATGTCAAGACCGTCAAACCCACCATAGAGAACTGTAGTAAATCTATTCAATCCTGTGGTGTTGTTCAAGAAGTTTGACCATCCACTAATGGCTGTTACTGATCTTTCTGCTGCTCGGCTACCAGAAGTATAATCATAATTTGCAGATACAGACCCTGACGCAATATCGTCAAGAGTGAAGTACCAAGACTGCTCTGTAAAGGTAGAATCAATTGGACTTCCTGGATTTGCCCCGTCTGCGGGAAGTGATCTTACAAGATCAACAACACTTCCTTCAAATGCTGTCAAGCTTCCGCTCTTAAGAAGATCGACTCCAAAGTGCATATCTTCCTTCAAGGTGCCACCATAAGGGTGGTTTGACTCAACAAGCGGAATTGAAGGGAACTGCAAGCTTGATGTAAAATCTGTTGCAAAAGAACTTGAGAATTCGTTTGTTCCCTCTTCCCAGTTTACCAAATCTTTATAAATCGAACCACTACCAACAACCAACGTATCTGGGGTCACAACAGCTTCTGTAATGACTGTATCTTTAATCTTTTCTGGGCCGTACACACCGAATGGTAAAAATACCTTATTGGCACGACCAGATGCAACAACCGTATCTACTTCAACCCTTACCAACCTTGATTTATTTTCAAAAGTTCCCTTCTCTAACAGAACATTTCGTGTTGAATCCCATTCGTAATATTGATCTCCAATCTTCTTTGCAATATAGTTATCTGCAGCAGGGTTAAGACTACAGTTTGAATAACGCTCAACGATGTTCTTTTTACTGTCCAAGTCCCTAATGTCTCTGATTTGAATGGTAAAAGTACCATAATCACCAGTTACCTTTGCTGCTTTAATGTCTTGAATTGTAACTTTATAATTTCTCTGATCGTGCTCTCCAGAATCTAGAGTGTGCAATCTAAACAACTTTTGCATCGCGGAAGGAACGAATGATGTAGCTGTTCCAACATCCTGGGAGAAGAACCAACCAGTCTTCGCAACTTGACGAGACATATTGTAATTTGACTTCTCTACAGTTCCTGCCGAATCTTCTAATCCTACAATCATTCCCCAATATTCACCAGTACCAATAATTTCTTTTGCAGCTCTTTCGTAAGTTTCGCCTAACCAGTAGGTTTTTTGATCTGCCGCCAGCGTGACAGAAGTATTTGTCAATGTTGGATCCATGTTAAACTTGTCACGGACAGTATCCATATCAAAAGTAATCTTCTTTGCATCTAGCAATGTAGACCCAGATGACATTACTACAGTAAGTGCTTGATTTGCCGACTCGAAAAGTAGTGCATTACTCGCAGTCGTTTCGGTAATTGCCCCAGCGATTGTCCCAGACAACATGATTCCACCACTCATTTCGTTTGGGAAGTACCAAGTTGCAGCCAAAGCTCCAGTAATATTTGTTGCAGAACTTGAAGATGGGAAAACAAAGAGACCATATGCTCCACCATAGTTCTCTTCTGTAATCTGCCCAGCATTCCAGCCAGCCTCTCCAATGTCGCTTGTTGCATCATCATTCTGCTCACCCAACAAACGAACAACAGTGATAGGCACATTTGAATTTTTTAACCATGAATATGCAGCATATCCGCCATATGTTGGACTAGTATAGGTACCATCTCGCCAAGCATCCCCAGATGATAATCCAGGATCTGGCAATCCAAATGTCTGCTCAAGCTTGTCAGTATCTTCAATAAGAACTGGCTGCATTGAAGGGCCTTTCTTAAATCGACCAATTACTAGTGGCCCAATTTCATCCCCTACATTTGGAAGTTGTGAATTATCAATTTCGTTTAGGAAAACTCCTGGTGATACAAATTTAAATTGCTTTACTGACATGTTGATAGATCTCCTTTATTCAAACATACTACGACTTTTATATTAAATAGTTCTTAAAAATGTAAAGTTGTTTTTATACTATGAATTTAGGGTGATATAGTCTTGTTCTTCTTGGGTTAGTGCTCTTTCTCTTGGGATCTTTACTTCTACGATAGATTCTCTTCTTACAATCTTTGGTTGTTCTTCATTTTTGTCCTCGGAATAGATGTATCCTAAGACCTTAACTGTAATCTTTGTGATATACTTTCTTTCTTCATTTCCCATTGAATCGACGTTGTTAGATTGTGCAAAATCTTCTTGAATAAATGCCTCGTATCTGTGATTCTCATTCTCGAAGGTAATGTAGTTAATTCCTCCAGGCTTTGTTATAAATGGAGACATCAATGTATTCATCTGTTGTTGGTATTCTGTTCTCAATGTTACTTCATAATTGATGTCAATATAAACTGGCATTGGGATTGTGATAGTTTCATATACCATCTTGTTGGTAATCTTTGGGAAGTTCTCTTGTCCTGTCTTTCTCTTTGAAAGTGTATTTGTGTAATTGGCAGTCTTGTCTTGTTTTAATCTTCTTGTTATCGAGATGCTACCACCCTTGAGATCTCCTACTGGTGGTACGTTTGCCCATGCAGATCCTTTACTGTTTGGATTTTTGTTTATACTCTTTCTCTCAATAGTAATTGCAGGGAAGATCAATGCTCCAGTGTCGTCAAACCTCTCCTTGTCATCTTTGGATTGGAATGATCGTTCTGCTCCTACCCAAAATACGGGAGACTTCTTCCATCCGGTATTGGTATCACAAAACAGATCAAGGTCTTTGTCAACCCAGTTGAAAAATCCTTCATCAATTGTTTCCAAGGTTGATGCTTGGAATGGTATTGTTGAATTATCGTTTGCCATTATTCGTCATGCCCTTGAAATAATCCTTTTCTTGCCTTGATACACATCGCTTCAATTTCTACTTGGTGTTCAATATGACCAAAGACGGGAGTAGGTTCGTTTAATTCTGTGATCTCAAAATAGCTATCTCCGTACTTTACAAAATCTCCAACTGTCACATTCAAATCTTGATCTGTTGTCAACCTTCTATGATGAAAATGTATTTTAATTGATGGTCTCTTATCAATACCTAATTCTGTCGTCTCTGTTTTGTATCCTTCCCATGCAATTACTGCATATACTCTAATAGCTGGAAGGAATGTTTTTGTTATTGCTTCTCCATATAGTGAATGGTAGTTTGTCAACTCTCTTGAGATAGGGTAATAGAATACTTCTGTACCCATTACTCTTTCTATAAGCTCATTTCCTACTTGATGAGTTAAATCTCTTTCCTTGTCCCCTGCGAATAGGGCTGGTGGGCGGTTTGGGGGTTGTTGCCATTCGTTTGTCATTATTTACTTTCTCTCTTTCCCTTCTCGAATAACTAACTTCTTGATCATTTCTTTTGCCTCGTCAAGTTCAAGTCGATTGAATCTTGAATGATCGTCATCTCTGCCTCTATTGTTAACAACTTCAACACCCTTATCGTCAAGGTCCATCATGTTGAATCTTCGTTTACCATCCTTATCTTCTGGGGATGGTCCAACCTTTGTAATAATTAATCTTTCTGCTGGTAGTCCTTTAATGACTTGTGCCTTACCAATCTTGACATTGAATCTGGTTTGCTCTCGGTTTTGTGCAATAATGATGCCATGCTCATCTTCCCTTCTTTGGAAAGAAACGGTTACTTCATCTCCTACTTTTGGAGTAGTTGATTGAACATTCTCCAATTCTTCTTTTACAAGATCGTTAATAAATTTTCGAGCTTCATCTAAATCTAACATATTGAATCTCCTTTCTTTTGTTTCTTTGTCTCGGGTACTTGTTGTATTGCCACCATCAAAATCTAACATATCAAATCTTGATTGGGTGTCATCTCTTTGATCTGTTTTCTCTTTCTTCTTGTCGAGGATCTTTGTAATCTTTGATTTGGCAACTTGCTTCGTTCCACCTTTCACTCCAACGGTGTAGGTATCATTGTCATGAATTGTCTGGATCTTGCCAATAGTTGCAATACCAAAGGAGTCCTTGAATTCAACGCGATCACCTTGTTTAGGGGCTAGCTCTTTACTTGCAAGAGAAGCTCTGTATCTATCTACAACATTTTCCAATTCTCTTTCAAAATCATCTTCTATTCCTGGCCGAAGAGTTGTCGAAGAAGGATTAGATATGCTTACAACACTTTCTCTTGATATACGCATATTTTCTTCATGATTTGCGACATCAACCACAATCATCCCATCACTGCCTATTCCAATAACTCTCCCAATATAGGTATCTCCAGATACATCAAATTCAATTATACTTCCTTGACGAACCCTTCCTTGGGCCATTTCTGAAGATGTCCCCGTTTCAAGACGAAGTTCTGAGCCGTCAACCCACGTCCCCGTTGGAGTTGTATCCCTTTCTTGTTGGCTTCTTGGAATACCAATCCAATAACTGTCAGTACCATAACCCCGTTCTCCTTCAACTCTTCCAATTACTCCGTATATCCGAGGATCAACTCTACCTGTCCACAAGAATGATACATTATCTCCTACTTCAAACTTTCCAATTCGTTCTATGGTCTCCCAACGACGACCATACTTTCTGCGAAGTAATCTAATTAATCTTGTTGAAGTACTGACTCCAAGTTCCTCCAAAACTATATGAATATCTCTAACCTCGATATTTGGATTTAAGATCGCCAAAGCTTGTACTTTGCCTAGTTTACTTTTTGCCAAATCTTTCAGTGTAGAACTTGGAGTATTTGAATTTGCGGCAACTGCCATTTTCACTGCAGGTCTAATGTTTTTTGACAGCTCTATCAACTCGTCAGGTGATGTGTTTGGATCTTTGGCCTTTCTTAAATTTTCTTTCCAATTTTTAATAATGCCCTCATCAAGTTCAAGTCTACCAAATCTTGTTCCATCATCATCTTTATTTTTTTCTGTCTCGGGTTCATCATCAAAATCCATCATTGACATTCGGACTTCTTCATCTGACTTGGCAGATTTTGGCATATTCGCCTTTGCTTGCAATACTTTGATTCTATCCAATGTCACACCTTTTAGGATATGGTCTGGTCCTATTTGAATGCTGTACTTGTCGCCATGCTTTGCAATAATGTGTCCTTCTTTGTCTCCCATCATTGATTTGACAGATACACGATCTCCGGTTTGTAGGACTTGGGTTGGGATTGGTGGTTTTTTATTTACTAATGTAATTTCATTTCTTCTTACCTCTGCACTTCTTCCTCTAGAAAGAGATATAGTATAAATAGCGTTATCATTGTAAGTATTGTAGGTATCACTAATCACGCCTCGTTCTTTCTCTTGTCTCGTTCCAACTTGTGTAGTGTATTCCACTTCATCCCCTACTTGGAATTCTTCTGTTGGCAGTCTTTCGAGATCTTCTCTTTCTATCCTGCCGGATGCAGAAATTTCCCTTACCTTTCTCAAGTCGCTAAAAGGTCTGTTACTTAACATTTCTCTATTTGGCTCTTGAATAAATGCCCTATCTCCTCGAATATCGTCAATTGTTCCTCTTATTGTTCTTTGTCTTCTGTGATCATAATAAGATACTGCATCCCCTACTTGGAATTCTTCTCCCAAACGTTCTGTGAATTCTTCACTTAATCTTTGGGCATCTTGTGTTGTGTAATCTTCTTTCGAAAGCTCTACTCTCAACTCTTCCAACATATCGTCTGACATCTTGTTGCTTCGGATAATAGAAACTAAAGTATCAACGTTTGGAGTCTTCATTGCCAAATTCCACAGCAAATTCATATCTGTAGCTCGATTATTCAAAATCATCCAATCTGTCATTTCTTCTTCATCATATTCATCATCCAAAAAGCGCATCAATTCATCAGAATACATGTCTGAAATGGTGATATCTTCTCCATAACGACCTTTCCCAGTGGTTGCCTCTCTAAGAAACTTTTGATGTTCATTTAAAATTAGATTTTTGATTGTTTCTTTATTCATATTTTTTTATCCTCGGAAGATGAAGAGAGGGATCTTTTCATTTACCTTTAATGTGTTATCCATAATTGTGGCATCACGCTCTGCCAATTTGGCATACGTCAATTCATCAAGGATTGTTTTTAGTTCTTCTCGTAACTTCTCTTGTTCATCTTTGGCTTGTGTCAATAGTTCTGACGCATTCAATGTTACGTTACCATTAGGGAATGGGATACCAGATGTGAACTTTCCTCTAACTTGTCCTAACGTTTCCTTAATCAAGGCCAACCCAAACCTTCTGATCCACTGTTTACCAATAGAGTTAATACTTTCGTAAGGTACATTTTCAAAAGGAATGGTGTTCATGTTGTTTACCCCAGTAACCCCAGTTGGATTGTTTGGGTCTTCATCCCAAGCATCTCCATCAACCATGAATTCGACCCAGAAGTTGTGAGGATCTGCAAATGTAGGAGCAGGGAAAATTCTCAACTTGTTATTTCTTACCTGAAATGAGTAGTGAGATGTTCTTGTATATAGGTGATCTTCAAATGCTCCTGCCTGCATCTTGTTCTGCCAAGCTGGGATAACCTGGAATGAGCTATCATCTGCCCACTGCCCATAGTTCTGCAAGTTACCTACGACATTGAGTCCACCATAATAACCATAGAATCTCCACATACTATGGGGAGTCTTGTAAAACACTCTTTTAATGAGAACCCTATTGTTTCCTACTGCTCCAGAGTGTTCAACTGATGTACTAATGATCTCTTGTAGGTCATAATCTTGCTGGTGTTCTTTGATCACGAAAGATGCAGAATAGACGGGTTCTGAGCCTCCAATAGCCATTGCAGATCCTACAGCATCAGATACCTTTCTTGAATAGGCATATCCAAATTTAGGGTACATTGATTCAACATTCTGTGCTCCATCGATAATGTTCCCATCCTGATCGAAAGAACCCGTTGTCGAACCTAATACATCACCTAATACGTTTTTGGCTTGATGGATGTTGATTAGATATGAATATTCAAGACAAGCTTCTTCATATGCTGAATACACATTATCTTCTGTAATCTCAAGATCAAGAACGTCTCCTCCTAATCTTCGATACACATATGTTACTTGATCTGCTGCTCCAGAAAGGAATGCAGTTGATTGATAGATACCAAATGGCAAGGCTGCAAGGACACTTCCTTCGCTTCCTGTCTCTGGTAGTACTGTGCTGCTTATTTGAGAAGCAGGAGAAAATTCAGGATATGACATAGATACACTTCTCCATAACTATTATGATACACTCTAAATAGTTAAAGAAAGCGTTAATTTTTGTTTGTCAAACTTCTTGAGGTGTTCTTTGAGGATGTTGATTTCTTCTTTCATTTTAATTATCCTCCTGAATCTTTGTTAATCCATCTGCTTCATCCTTGTCGTTTCGAACTTCAACAAATACTGGAAGGAATAGACTGTACGTCTCTCTGTTGGACTTTGTTTCGATAAGTTCGTTATATTCAACTTCGATAATCTTACCTGTATACTGATCGAAGTCAAAGTCTTCAATGGCTTGCAATCCTTTTGCAATATTATTTGTATCAATTGGTTCAAGCCCTCTTTGAGATCTTGCAAATCCTGTTCCTACATTGACCTTCAACTTTTTGTCTGATGATTCGAGGATTAGACTACCAATACCATTTTCAAATGTTGATCCACTCTTTCCCTTCTCCCATCCAATACATCTTAAATCTGTATCTCTCTTGGCCTTACCTTTGATTTGTTCTCGACATGTTCCATCTTTGAAAAATGATGTCTTGTTCTTTAGAACCGATCCTTCCTTTCCTTCTTTAATGTATGCTCTTGTTGTCTTTCTGAATTCTTCTTCGTCTTGGACATCTTGCGATTCAACAGGGAGAATTGATCCATTATTCATCCAGTGCTTGCACAATTCCTTTACCTTTTCAAACCTATCCTCGTATGCCATATTGTATTCGCCATTAATCCAATCTTCATATGGAATCATATCCCACACCTTCATAACGATGTTCGTATCAATATGATACAAATCAAGATTTAAAGCTGCAATCTTTTCATCCAACTTTTCTCTTTGTCTGATTGTTGTGGCTTCTTGGTATTTCTTTGCAATTGATTCTCTTGTCTGTTCTGACTTGATTAATTTATTGATCTTGCCGTTTCCTACCTTTCTCTCGGCAATCTTCCCATCAACCAAGTACAACATCTCCCCAATAAGAACCTGTTCTTCGGTCATTCCTAGAACAGAATTTACAATATTGTTTACCGCGAATACTGTGCCATTCCTTGTTATAAAATCAACTTCCTTGTCGTGAACAACAATATTACAGAATGCTCCATCCATTTTCTCTTGACAAATGGCGGGATATTTGATTTTGGCAAGGTGCTTATCATCACTAGAACATCTCATATATGGGATTGTTGGAATGAAATTCTTGCCAAACACTTTATTTGCAGTCTTGGCAGAGAATCCAGATTTAAGATCTTTGAGAATTACGTCATAGTATACATTTGCATCTTCTCGGGTTAACCCAAGCATCTGACCATGTACATATTCAATTGCAGCATGTCCTGTGATCTTTCGTTCATGAAGTTTGTACAAATCTTCGATAGCTTCTCCAAGCGTAATTTGAGGATTAATCATACTATAATCTTCTGGGATCGTCTTCTCTGTCATGTAATACCGATAATGCGGGTTTAGGGCATGATAGATAACTTGCTTTAACAATTCGTTATCTTTATTCTTTTTAAGAATTGCAAGTTTTTCGTTCTTCTTTGATGTCGCCTTGATCTCTTTTAGAATGTCGTATACCTTTGTCATTTACCTCTCCTCTCATGTTGTTTATATTATAGTATGATATAAGATACTTGTCAAGGAGAATCGTTCGAAAATCAAGGAGAAAGTGGCAGTTCATACAAATTATTCCCACAACCAAAGATCTTGAATACACCATTATCTTCTGCAACTTGTTTCTCTGTTTTGCCATCTTGTGCTCTGAATTTGAATCTATTGTAGCGTGAGATGCCATCGGTATACCAATAACTTAACTTTGTTTCGTTTAGGAATGTAAATCCGTTCTTCTCATATACATTGCCATTGCCGTGAGACAAGTCTGCATATGTAATAACTTTTTCATAACCATTGTCCTTTGCCCATTTGATTGCTGCCTTGAGAAGTTTTGAAAATCCACCTTGGACTGTTGTATCGATCTTTGTTGTGAACCTTGCAACCTCAACTGATCCTTTATATTTTCTGTGTGCAGGCTTTCTTAGCGTAATTCCTGCAACAACCTGATCGTTATATTCCAAGAAAAATCCTTTAGTTGCTTGAACATGCCCTAATAAATGATTATCATTAAAAAACTTATCCATTAGTTTGTTTTTCTCTTGCTCGATGATCTTGCACTTTCTTGCTGCAACCTTTGTCTTGTTAAGTCCTAACTTGTTTTTGATCATTGATTTAACAACATCTTGCTTCTGTTCCCAATCATCTGAAAACACGTGGAATAGAAAGATGCCCTTATCCTTGCAAGCCTTTGATTTATCTGAATGGTATGATTTCTCTTTATTTAATTCACTATGCCAATACAATCCGTTATATTCGATGGCAACCTTTTTTGATGGAATGTAAATATCAATCTCTTTTGGAGCAATGATCTTTCTGCTGTTTCTTACAACATCGAGTCCAAGAGATTCTACCCATTCGGCAACTTCGTTCTCCGGCTTTGAAGACGGATTACACTTCCAACATAAAGTCCCTTCGTCAAGTTGTTGTAGCGTTCTTTTAGTAATATCTCCACACTTTGCACATTCTACTTTCAGTTTCTTTTGTAATTTTCTTGAGCCATATTCTTCATATTTTGTTAAAACTTTAAACGTGTCGCACTTATTCAGTACTCTTTTTTCAAATACTTCCTTCTTCATCGTTAAGGTGTTTGAAATTTTGCCTTTTGTCTCTTCAGACGTAGAACGATCTCTACAATTCCCGCATATTGAACTATGATCTCTTAGATAATTTAAAGATGTCGTCAATTCCTCTTCGCACTTGTTACATTTTACTTTAATGTTCTTTTCGTTCTGGCTAATATAATCCTCATACCTATTGTTCAAATCTTCTACATTTCTTAAAGAACAATATTCCTTTAATCTTTCTTCGAAAACGTCAAGAGAAAGTTTCGCTCCTCTTCCTCCCCTCTTTCCTCCTTTTGTTTCTGCAATGTTCTTGTGTTCTTTGCAATATTGTTTAAATTCAAAAGATACATAACGAGGCTCATTGTTACATAGCAAACATTTTGGTTGCTCTCCCTTTAAGATATATTGAATTGTATAATCCTTTGATTTCAAGTGGTGAACCATTTGAAGATGAGTTGCCAATGCTCTTTTACTTTTCTTTTCCTTTCCACAAATTAAACATGTCTCCATTTCTTTCTCCTTCTTTAATGCTATATACTAATTAGCACCCTTTTTTACAAAAGACAAGATAAAAGACAAAAAAAGGGGCACCCAAATCAATGAGTACCCCTTTTTACTTTACGTTATGACAGGGTTACGTTATCCCATCAAATCCCTCACGATGAGAATGCCATACATGTCTGGTCTAACCATCTTCTTGGCATATCGAGTCATGACACCCTTACGAGGCACGAAGTCTTCGATACCAAAGATAGTAGGAGTAACCTGTAGTGGAACATAAGGTGAGTATACATAACCACTCTCAAGGAATGATCCACCCTTACGACCGACTAGAACAACATTACGTGGGAAGTAAGGATCAACGTAGATATCCCACTTCTTGTTAATTGCTCCACTCTTGAATACACCAGCGGTACCCTTGGCCTCGTCACCAGTAACGGTTGCACGGAAACCAGAAGTCATCTCCAACACATTGGCAAGCTCTGGGCCGCAAACTAGGAAGTTTGCACCACCACGAAGCACCTTGCGTTGAATCTGTGCGCTAATGTCGTTCACTGTCTCAAGCATGGTCTCGTACCATTGAGAAACAGTACCAGTGAAGTCACCCTGTTCGAGAACATTGATAAGCTCACCAGTCAAACGGTCAACAAAGCGTCCAGGTCGGCGTGACCAGTAATAAGTACCGGCAGTTGCACCCTTGACTAGATCGTTCAAGATTTCCTGATCGATTTCAAGAGCAATCTGTTCAGACAGAATACTTGTCAACTCTACTTCAGCATCAAGGTTGTGATAGGCGTTTAGATCCTGTCCCAATTCTGGGGTCCACTTTGCCTTCAACTTCTTAGTCATTGCAGTAATTGCAGTGCTATCAATCTTGATGTCAATTTCAGGAATCTCTGTCTCGTTTTCCAAAGGCCATAGTGTAGTACCCTTGATTGCTCCAAGACCAGTTCCTTCCTCAAAGTTGTCAGCGTATGCGTAACTGAATGTAACAGAACCAGTCAATGCGCCAGAAAGCTCATTTGTTGATTCACTACCAGTTGCCACAAGTGCGACAGCAATGTAATGTCCGTCAGCCTGATCGTGGTCGATGAAGTAATTGGTATGTCGTCTTACCATACTACCAGAACCATAAGGAGCATGGAATGCCACAAGGTTCTTGAAGTTCATCTTTCCAGTACCAGTTTCAATAGAACTGGTTGGGAAGATACCAAATGCAACGTTAAGACCGATCATATCTGGGTCATAACCTACCATAGCATCAAGAGTTTCGAATTTTGGTGTAGTGTTCAAGCTAGTTGCATCACCATCACCAATTGCGCCACTAAGAACTGTAGTCGTTGATAATGCTACCGTACCGGTTGCGGCAGAATATGCGTTGTTAAGTGAATAGAATCCCTTTTCAAGGTTCCACAACTCATCACCATATCCACCAACACCACCTTCAATATTGACACCGTCGATGATACCTGCACCTACTCGATCCTGACCATAGATTGATTCACCAGCAAGAGCACCAGCCATAAGCTTAGTATCTGTAAAGGTGAAGTCTAGGAAGAAGATCAGTCCTGATGGAAGGCTCATTGGCTGAACTGATACTAGTTCATTTGCAATAAGTCCACCAAACACTCGACGTACAATAGGGAATGCTACGGAAGCAAAACCTTCTACGTCACCAGCAGCCATCGTTGAAGCTTCTCGAAGAAGTTCCTTTGTTTGGTTCTCTAGAAGCAATGCCATACCCTTACGAGAATGATCATCACCGATTCCCTCTAGAAGACCTGTCTTTTCCCACTTGTCCAAAAGGGCTTGCCCTTCCTGCTCTAGGTTACGTTGTACAACGCCTTGAGCTAAACTGTCCATAATAGTACCCATTTTCACGTTCCTCCTTGTTTGTTTATCTAGCCTGTTTGATTCCTGCAAGAACCTGCATTCTTTGTAATTCTGGGTTCTTACTCTCATCAAGTGTTTTCTGTCCTTTATTTCTCCCGGCAGATAGGATTACTTGCGATGAACCTCGATTAACTGCCTCATTCAGTGAATTTGGAGACTTCTTATTTTTAGAAATTTCTCTCACTGCATTTTGAAGTGTTTCAAAGATGATCTTCGCTTCCTCTACAGAACTCGTCTTCCCAATAGCTTCGACAATTCTTGTCTTTTGTCGCTCATTCAAGGAGGCACTATTCAAAACTTTGTTCGTATATAGTAGTTTTGCATTATGAGTGTTTACCTCATTTAGCTTATTCTTAATTTTATTTGCTACTTCTAGCAAACCATTGTATTTCTTTGAAATTGTTTTATTACTCTCGTACAATTCGCTATAGTTCTTTTTAAGTTCTTTCAACTCTTCTTTAACTCTGGTATCTTGTAGTCTTGCCAATTCAATTCTTTCGTTGTCTTTGTAGTCTGCTCTATTTGCCCTCTGATTGCCAGATGATACAGATTCAACATCCACCTTCAACATCTCATTAATCTCTTCTTCTGTCATAATGTCTTCGGGACCGTTGATGTCCATAATAACGTCGCTAGTAGATAATCCACCGCCAAGCTCGTCATCAGGAGTAGGAACAGGATCGATAGTATCAGTTGAAGTGATGTTGTCTTCTAGGCTTTCGTCCAAATCTTTAAATTCTCTATCGATATCTCTTTTCAGATCCCTTCTTCGACTTCTCCCGAAGTCTCTCTTCTCAGTTCTTTTTGAATTTGGACCAAATACAACTTCATTACCGCTTACATCAATCTCATTTCCAATCTTCCCTCTTTTTCTCTTAATAGTGTAGTCTGATGGGTCATCCTTCGCAAAAGGAGGAAGCTTTCTTACTGTTCTACTTTCTTCCATCTCTTCCCCCAACATCTCTTTCAATGTTTCCATCACATCTTCTCGAAGATAATCCTCATCACTATATTCCATTTCATCTTCATCATCGATTAGTTCATCTGCCATCGTTTCTCTATCATGCATATCCGAAATGTCTGCTGGTTCTTCTTCTGCCATATCTACAAGATCTGTAAAACTGATTTCAATTTCTTCATCTTCATCGGGACATGCACAAAGTTTTTCGCCAACAGTTGCTGCAGATGGAATAGAATTAACAAAATCGTTAGGCTCTGCTGGTCCCAAATCATCTTCACTTCCAAAATCAAGAGCGTTCATCTCTTCTTCTGGATCTTCCTCGTTAAGAAGATTTTCAACAATACTTTTCAATTCTGTAGTATGTCGCTCTAAAAGCATACCTTCAGCATTCTTTTCCATTGCTTTTCTTAATTCGTTTGCATCAATAATTGACTGGTCAAGCATTGTTGACATATTGCATTTCTCCCATTATCTTACAATAAATAGTATCAAATAATTAAATTTACTTTAAGGTCTTAATTCCAAGCCCCAATATCTTGAAGATGCTTACAACGTCTCTTCTTTGCGTGTCTTGCAACTGATGGCTTTTTGTATTGCATCCTCTCTTTATAATCTTCTAAGATACCTTCTCTTTTTACTTTCTTTGAAAAGCGTTTGAGCATTCTTTCAATCGGTTCGTCTCGCCACTTCTTGACAATCTCTACATTCACATTTCTCTTCTTGTTCTCGATCCTTCTCATTTTTTACCTCTTTGTTAGTTAGTTGTTATTTATCTGCATCCATGTGCATGTTCCACTTCTTTCCGACATGCTTGAATAACCCATCAATTGATACTCCTGCATCACTAGGATCCATCCCTGCCAATGGGCCTTTAACATTTTGTGCCCCTGGTGTTCCTGCCAAATCTCCCAATCCTGATTTGCCGACCTTCTTTACTTCGGTAATTGGAGTATTCTCCGGTCCCAAATCAAGACTGTCATAAGCGTCAATTCCAATCTGCTCTTGAATTTGGCTTCTCATTCTGCTCAATTTTTCGATTGCTGGTTGGTTTGGTGTTTCTGAAATTGTTGGTGGTCGCATCTGAACAGGGTTCCCATCCGGTGTTGCAATCGGATTTGAATATGGAGGTATAGTTTGGGCAGGTTGCGAGACCTCTTTGATCAATTGAATTAAGAACCCTTCATTAATAATCATATCTTGAATGCATTCTTTAATGATTGGCTTTAATACTTTTTTTAATTCATTCTTTTTCATCTTTATCCTCTATGTTATGGGTAATGCCTATATCCAAAGGCTCTTACTTCAAATTCTGTCAATCCTGTTAAATCATCGTTTACTGTGCTTACAATTCTATCTCTTGTTCCTCGGCCAAGCCTTACTCCACCAGGAACATAGTCTGACAGTGGCAGGAGGATTGTTTGTGCATCTGCAGTTCCTGTCCAGTTTGATAGCTCCCAAGCCGTAGTTCCATCACCATATGGCATAAACAAACCAGATCGTGCAATAATTTGCCCACCAGTCTTTGCCTTCTCAAGAAGGTATGTAACCTCTCCAGACTCTTGTGTATACAAGTCCCAACCAGTTCCTAACGCAGAAATGTTACCAAAAGCACTATGAACAATGGCAGTATCTGCAATAAGAATTGTTACCCTTGTAATATAAATATCATAATCTTGACTTGCTTCGATATAAAACTCTTGAGATGTTCCTGATCCGTCAACATTCATGCTGGTAGTTCCAGAGTCTGCTCCTGTACTGCCAACAATCTTGTTAAAGAAACGGTATCGATTCTCTGTACCATTAGGGAGAATGTCAGGGATAATTTGAGAAACAGATAGTGCATTATATTTGGATATTTCTGTAATATATTTTCTGCCACCTCCTGTTACTTGTGTTTTAATCATAATTTATTAAACCGTATTTTCTTGTCCTTGATAGTATCCGAGAACACTAAGAGCAAAATACCCATCATCACTCACATCAACAGAAAGAGTAACAGAGTTTCCATAATCTAAACTCACAGCACCACCCAGCTCAACCGAAATGCGACCAACTCCTGTCGATTCTTTAAATAGGCCGGGGGTAGTCGTTGTTTGCCCAGAAAACCCATCGCTTCCACTACCATTCCAATAATATACATCTCCAAGAGCTACATTACTTTTCCCCAAATTAAGGTTAACAAACGCTCCTTGTGATGCACTGACTTCTGGGACGCTTTCATTAAAATGCCAAGTGGCCGTCATAGTTGCAGCAGCATTAGAAGAGCCACTAAGAACGTAATTAAGAAAAAAACTATCAACATGAAAAAAGTTACCTGGATCGTTGTTTTGGAACCAAAATACTTTTCTAAAATTGTTTGGGTAATTGCTGGCAGAGATTTCTGTCAAAGGGGTTCCTAGCCCAAAAGAATTTCCATTATGAGAAGCAAAAGAAAGAAGAGGTTCTGCGACAGACCTTGCAACCAAGTGATTGTATCTATTTACTTTCACTCTCTTCCCCGTTCCTGTTCCATCTTCAATAAAAGTCATTTTTTGATCTCCACTATTTGCCTGCCATAAAGAAACTCACTCTTGCATAGGCAGTTCCTGCAGTATGATTTGTTGTTAAGCTAATTGTTAACTCATTATTTAATCCAAGAATTACAGAACCTTCTTTATTGAATGTTTGCATTGACCCGTTGGCATCTGGATACCATCTGTCATATTCTAAGAATGTCCCTGTTAGTGTTGGGTTGTTATCGTACGCTTCGACAAGGGCAGCATTCCCACTTGTAAAATTAACATTAACAGGAGTTACTATCGTACCGCCACTAGCATATGTTACTCCATTTCCAAATTGGAAATATGTATTTGGACTTCCAAAGTCACCACCAGAAGCTCCAACAACTTCTAATCGTATATATGTTACAACCAAAAATCTATTTGGGTCTACATTTTTAATGTGCAAAATTCTATAGGTATTATTATTTAATGCTGCAAAATCTCCAATAATTTGAAATGCTTGCCCATAAAAAAGGCTGGCATGATGCTGCATAGTATGAGTTTCTGCTCTCGCTTGTAGTTGATTCTCGTTTGTAACTCCCGCAAAATACCCTTGCCCTTTCCCATCTTCCAATTGCATTACAATAATTCTCCTATCTTATACAAGGTCTGTGTCTGAATGGATTCTTTCATCTGTGATTAAAGAGAGATGAACATTCATCACTCTCATCTCTTTTAAGATGGCCTCTAGCAATTCCTTCTCACTCATCGAAGAAACTTCAAGCCCATATGCAGAATTAACAGATGCAGTATTTGTCCCGTCAGAAATACCAATAACATCACCGTCAGCAATATCTACTGATCCTGTCAATTCTATGTCTTTTGCCGGATAGTCAAATCCTGCCATTGTTTTCTATGCCCCGCTTCCAGTATATGCAAGATTAGTTGAATCTAAAGATCCTTCTGCATCGTTAATGTTTGTCAACCCAGCAATGACAGTTGCTTCACCAACAGATCCTGTATTGCTCAATAAAAAAATTGATGTTAACTTCCATTCTGCAGTGTAGCTTGTGTCTGGAGCTAGTACAAAATAGTTGTAACTTCCTGACGTTCCTGTTGATGTCACTCCAACTCTCAAATCATCTGATGCATGATCGTTTTTAATTGTTACAAACCTTGTAACATATGGAAATTCGAGTTCCAACGGATCTTCTGTATCTGCAGGAATTACCAATGAAGATGTAATATATGGCAATGCTGATACCAAATATGGTGCTGTATTGTGAATTGAATTTTTTCTAAAATATCCTTCTGGGCCTGTTGACATGTTTAGTGCTCCTTTCTTCTAAATAGTATCTTAATTTAAGATTTGGTTATACAAATCTTCAAGTCTATTATTACTATTCGCTCTCAGATATCTACCTTCTCTGATCTCTTGAATTTGTTTGACCGAAACGTCTTGCATCATAAATGCCCCGTCAGTACTTGGGTCTGTTACTAAATCAAAACAGATCAGTTGAAGATCATCTTCTACAATCAATGCATCGCTTTCTTTCCTTAAAGATCCTAGTGCTCTCGAAGAGATCCCCAACATTCCGCCAGACTCAACAATGGCTTGGGCATCTTTGCCCATTCTTGTGTTCATTAAAAGAACAACACCCATTACATCGTCACCATCCCACCAAGTCCTCAACACTCTATGAGATGCATTCTTTGCCTCTACGATAGCTTCTGATGGATGATCAAGTTCTCCATAAGCTCTGTTCTCACTTACAAGCTTTTGATATACTTGCATTTCTCTTTCAAGTAAAGGTTTCTTATAAATTCTGCCATTAGCATTTTTCTTGTTGGCAGTCTGCATCTTCCCTGTCAATAAAGTGAACCCTTCGTTTTTATAGCTCTGTTCACTCTCATTCAGGAGCCCAATACCGCATCTGCCATCTGGGCACATTTCGTAAAATTCTCTTAATAGATATTGTTTGTTTTCTTTAATTATCATCTTGGCTATTATCCTTAATTAGTTGAAAGTGGGATTTTTGAAAGCGAGGATTTTTGCATCCACCAATCAGGGCCTCCTTTCTCTTCATCTTCTTTTGCTCTTTTTAAAGTATAATTATATTCTTCCGTTCCTTCTTTGATTTTGTATAATTGGCCTACTTTATAGGAAGTATACCCTCTCATGTTCCCAGAATACCAATTTGTCCAATCAACTTCTGGATGTCCCGCATCGAGAGACGTGACTCTTCCAGTGTAGATTTTTGAATTTAGACCAATCGTATCACCATAAGAATCTCTTGCGACAAGGTCTCCAACATTAAAACTTGATACTCGTTCATATGGAGACTCTTGCTTTTCCTTTTCTGGTTCGCTTTTTCTGATTAATTTTAAATCTGATAGTGGGACGTATCGAATTGCATTCTGCCAATACTTTCCGGCATTATGCCATATTACAATTGCCATCTCTTTTCCTGTCGTGCTTGATGTAAATATCTTTTCGACATCTCCTCTTGGATGGATATCTTTTTTAACTGATGGTCTGGCTCTTCTCTTTTGAGTATCTTGTTTAAGTGTTTTTAAATATACAGTAATTGTTTTGAGATACTCTACAAGATCTCCAACTTCAATAGTTCCTGTATCAGATTCTGGTTGAGGATCTTTCAATACCCCTTGTTCTCTTGCTAAATCTTGCCATCGACCTTCTTCCAAGATCTTCTTGACAACTTTTCTTAATGTTTCTTTATTAATTGTTTTCATGCAATAGTTCCCTTGATTATGATCTAAATAGTTGTTCTTTAATCTTTGTTTATTTCTTTGAAACTCGAAAACCCTTATCCGAGAAGGATGTGACAAGGATATATGATGTACCAGAAGAAACACAAGCAAGAAGGAAATTGACAAAATAAGGAACTGATAGTGTCAATTGAGTTGGTAATACAAAAGACATTGCCAACCCTACCCAAAAGCCCACACACATTGAACACCTAAATGGTGATTTTGCTTTCTTGATTAAAGGAATCTTATTCCAAACCTTTTCTAAAAGGGTTCTTACCCCTTCAAAGATTGACCCTTGAGTTAAGATTAGTGTTATACCATAACAGGTCAGAATGAATGTTGTCATTTTATTTCTCCTTATTCTCGTATAGGTCCAAATCTCCTTCCTCTTCATATGAAGGTGGCATGTTTTCATATTTAACCATCAATGCTTCTAGTGCTCCTACAACACCTTGCTCATCAACCCTGCCACTCGTAATCATTGCCTGAATGACATTGTCAATTTCACCTTCAAGAATTGTACTTTCATAGTTTCCCATCTCTTTCAAGATAGCCTCTTTAATTAACTTCTGTAAATTTGACATATTTGTTGTATTCCTTTTGATTAACATAATTAGATTGCTGAATGGGTTATTCTTCCTTCCAAGCTTTATAATTTACGATGTCACATACCGTTCTTTTATCTATTCCGTATTCTTCTGCTAACTTGATTTGTGTTGGGTGATTTTTCTTTTTATACTTCTCGCGCATTTCGACTACCAGTTCCCAAGTCAACTTGTTCCCTTTGTTTTTGTGTTTTGGTGGAGTATAGTTTTCATCATACCAACGTTCGTTTCTAATAATGAGAGCAATTAACGAATTTGAAACTTCATATAATTCTGCCAACTCTTTAATCGAATGTTTTCTTTCAATAGAATATAAATTTCTTATCTCATGTACCTTCTCCCACGTTAGTTTGTGACCACAACCATACTCTGGCTTTTCAATCCTTTCTTCTCCTTCGATTATCCAGTATTTGTAATTAACAATTTCGCAAACCGTTGCTCCATCAATCCCGTGCTCTTTTGCAATATCTGTTTGTTTATGTTTTCCTGTTGCATATTTTATTCTTATTTCTTTTACCTTCTCTTCCGTCAATTTTTGAGCTTGGTTGTGAGTTGGAGGAGTATAGTTTTTGTCTATCCATCTCTTATTATTGATAACTTTAGAAATTGCGAAACAAGACACATCATACTCTTCTGCCAGAAAATCTCTCTTGAAATCACCTGTTAGGTATTTTTCCCTTATTTCTCCAACTTCTCCCCACGTTAGTTTTGCTTGAGAATTGTCTTCTCCACATTTTGCCATTTGTGGGCACCTTAATCCCTTATTCCATGCTGTCCTATTTAAATAAGAATCTTTTATCTTTTGTTTGTTTTCTTCTGACATTGGCCCTCTTGGTCCTAATTTCACTCCCCTCCTTATTTCGCTCATTTTGCGTTTCGTTTCTTCTGATAGTTTCTTCCCTTTATTAAATTCTCTCAACTTTATTTTCGTCTCTTCAGAACAAGGAATCCCCAGTGTACTTCCCGCCGTTGGACTGATGTTGAATCCGAATTCCCTATCATAAACTTTAAAAATATCAAGATAGCTTTGTTCTTTTTTAATTAAGTTTTGAGATTCCTTTACTTCTTCAATAAGTAAGAATTTAAATTCTTCTTCGCCATATTTGTTCCAAGATCTTTGTAAATGAGTCGAGTGGTGTTCTCCCCTTTTCAACTGTCTCTTGTGCCCTGCCCATCTTTTTCGAATATTAGATGAACTTCCTACGTATGATTTGCCTGTTTTTGTATTTAAAATTTGATAGATACCACAATTGAACTTCATAGATTTCTCCTTTTGCCTATACTATAAATAGTTTGCAAAATAGGAAAGGGAAGAGTTTTACACTCAATTTGGAAGATTTATTTATTTTTTTGTTGTTCTTTTAGAAGTCGCAATCTTTTGGCACGGTCTTTAATTCGTTGTTCGTACACTTTGTACATGGTAGACATCCCATAAGGCCGTAATGACGGGCGAATACTCCCTTTCGACACGTTTTGTGGAATTTCTCCCAGCGACGTACTATCTTCCTCGTCAGGATTTGTAAAGAAGTTATCAAGGTCTTCAAGGTATTCGTCTTCAAAGTCCATTCCAATACTATCTTCTTCAATAAACTTTGCAATCGTGAATACAATTATTTGAATTGCATCAACTTCACTCGCCGTTTCTGGGTATGCTGCCTCAATTGAAGAATACACATTCCCACCTTGAATACTGTCTCCAACAATTACTCCGTGCTTTGCAAGATACTTAAATAATCTATCTTGTGTTGCATAGATTAACTCTCCCATCTCTTCCTTTGGGAATGCCATAATCTTATTTGTCTTTGGAATGATTGCAATATCAATATACTTATGATCAAAGATGATCAAGTTTCCATCCAAAGTTCTTCTAATATTTAATGATGCCTTGGCTTGAAGAAACTTTTTCTTCTCGGGAGAATTGTCATCTTCGTTTGCTTCTGCTCCAATCTTGAATACAATATCATCTGCCATTGTTTATTTGTCCTTTAACATTTCAAGTACCAATTCTTGTACTTGCATTACTTTCCTAATTAGTTCAATGTCAACCTTTCCTTTGCGATGAGACTCTAACAATTCAATAACTTGTTTTGATTTTGGTTCATCTGACTTTTCAAGATGAGCTTTCAATCTTGTAATCTCTTCATTAATGTAAATTTTGAAATCAACTCCTCCATCTGTATCTGAAAATACAAACTTATTAAGTAGTTTCTTTTGTTCATCTAACAGTTCTTTACCGTATGTCTTATTAAAGTTATTGATGAATGTCTTCATTGTTAACTGATCAAGAGGTTTTAATTCTTTTTCCTTCTTCTCAAGCATCGTCATCTCTTCGATAACTTTGTTTTCAAGAAGGATCTTTTCCTTTGGATCTCGGGTATGGAACATTTGATATACCGTTGCAATAGATTTGTAATTAGGAACAAATACAGAATACGCTTGTTTTGTTAAGGCTCTATTGATTTGGGAAATTAATCTACTTTGCTCAGAGAAGATCATCTTTTGATTAATCATTGAGTGTTGCTTCAATGCCTCCTCTAACATCCTCTCTGCCAATTCTTTATCTAATTCTTTTGACAAGATAACACTTTGATAAAGTTTTAGTTCTGCATTCAGAATTGTCTTCTTGTTAAAAAACTCTCTTAGTAGAGATAATGTTTTCTTTTTCTTTGTCTGATCTTTGTCGAGGATTGCCTTTGAAAGGTTTTTTACCAATACCTCATAAAGTAGTGCTGTGTTTCTTTTCTTATTGTGGTGATTTGCCATTTTTATTTTCTCCTTGTTGTTGTCAAATCTTATTTTGTCAAAGCCATATATAATATTCGTGATCTAAGCTTCTCTTGATTTAAAAGGTCTTGCCTTACACGGTCTACAACCTCTTTTGATGCCGATAATTCCATAAGTTCTTGTCTATGGACCATATATAAGCTAAGCCCATTTGATTCTTTGTCTTTCTCTGCAATTTCATACATCTCTTTTTTAAGCGGAAATGATTTGAAATCAGATGTTCCAATAGCTTTGTTTCCACCTTGTCCAAAAATTTTAACACTCTCTTCGCTAAAGTTAATCTTGTAATCAATCGAAACCTCTTGACCTTTTGGAAACTGTTCATTAATAATCTTTATTTTATATTCAAATCTAACCCAAATATCACCCCCAAATTCACTTGAATGCATTGCAGTTGTATAATATTCATTTCCTGTATAAGGAGTTGCTTCGAAATTTGAAGGATCTAATGATTCTGGATTATTCTTAATGATTGAATATGCGTTTGTGTTCTTCAAATTTTGCTTTTTCTTACGAGGTTCTTTGTTATCAATAATGTCAACAAGCCTCAAGCTGCCAAGAGCAAAGAAGACTGCCTGTTCCGGCTCATTCTCGTGAATTGTTCCTGTATCATAATCCACAACACCATCAACGCCAAGCAATACAAATAACTTTCTCCATTGTCGTGGATTGCCAGCAATAACTCTCAAAATATTCCACAATACACCTGTTCTCTCTTCTTTGTAAGAGCCGTCCACAAGTTCTTGGAACATCTCTGACCATACAAAAAATTCTTTTCCACTTGGATGATGGCCATATTTATCATAAAAATCTTGGTAGTCAGTCTTAAACGTTCGCAGGATGTTGTAGTGTTCTCCATCTTCTATGAAGTTGTGAGTTCCTGCCATCCCGTACATTTTAATTTTATTCTGCCTTATAGCTCCAGCAATAACAAGATCTATGATTTCTTCAATCCATACATAGAAGTTTTCTTCTGGCATGTCTTCTTCTTTGATTTCCCAAACTTTAGCATCATCTTTTGTCTCAAAAATAACCATATATTTTCTTTCACTAGCAAAAGGGATCTCGTCCTCTTCAAAATCTTGTACAAACTGATCGTTAAGAAAATAAGAATAAACCCCAAGTGGAGTTTCATACTTCGATCTAATATGTATTCCTAACTTTTTAATCTCAGAAAATTGAACAAAATATCGATCTTCTTTGGCATATTTTTTCAAGATTTGTAAGGTATCATTAATCTTGACACCCTCCTTCTTGTATCTTGTAATCTCATTAACGATCATTGATTTACTTTTCTCCTACAGCTTTTGCTACATTTTCTGTAATAACTGAAGATTCTTTTGTCTTTAGACTTTCAACAAGGAATTCGATTTCCCTCTGTGTCTGCATTAGTTTTCTTTCTTCTTGCTCAAAGATTCCCTTCGATAGAGACTTGAGATCTCCATATCCTTTGTGAGTATTTCTTGGGGTATTACTTCCCAACTCTGACGCATACTGCCCCTTCATGTGACGTTTGCGTGCTCCCATACTCCGCTTATCAGAAGCAACTGGTTTGTACTTTTTACCCTTACTGCCAGGAGTTACATATCCCTCGTCATCATCTCTCTTTGCAGGGGCTGCTAACAAGACATCTTCATCTCCACCATCTCCACCACCATCATCAAGTGGTAGCTCGTCCATATCTTCCCCACCTTCGAGATCTTCTAACTCTGCCTCTCCTCCCATACCTTCTTCATCTTCAAATCCACCACCAAATGCTCCTCCACCTCCACCAAAGTCTTCGAGACCACCATCACCTTCGCCCTCATCTTCTGCAGCAACTGCCAAAGCTGCCTCAAATTTGCGGTCATAGAACATCTCTCTTTGGTTTCGTAAGAACTCTTCATCAGACATTCCAAATAGATGCTCGGAAATCCATCGCTTGCTGAAATATCCTTCTACTGCTGCAGAAGCTACGTCGAACTTTGTTCTCCAATATTCAAGCTCTTGTAGTTCTGCAATCTTTGATGGATTATTCAAAGATAAAGTAAAAGAGATCAGGTCTGATCCTCTGTACCCCAAAGTGTATAAGTGAATGATACCAATTTTTTCCAACTCTGAAATGATTGCTCTTTGCAGTCTTTGAATTGTTCTACTAAATCTAATATCTTTTTGTGCTAATGTTGTCTTGTCTTCTTCTGCTCCTTCTCCTCGGAACAAGTACGATTGAGGAACTTTAAGTGCTGCAAACAACTTGTCTTTAAGATATTTTACATCATCAATATCTCCAGTATATTGTCCACCAGGAATTGATTCAATACGAGTTTGTGAAGTTCCACCTCTAACAGGGATGAAGTAATCTTCTTCAATCGAAAATGGATTGTATCTTAAGTCTACTCTCCCAGTGCTAGAGTCAATCAATTGGTTTCTCTTCATCTCTGTAATCGTCTTTTGAACAAACTGCTCAGTTTCTTGTGGGGGAATGTTCCCAACATCAATATAAAATGCCTTTCTTTCTGGTGATCGTACAATACGATATGCCATCATTGCATCCTCAAGAAGGATTACTTGTCTCCAGATTCTTCTTGCTCCTTCCAAAACACTGGACCCGTAGGGCACAAACTTTTCATTTCCAACATTGCGGAAGTGAGCAATCTGCCAATTTTCAAACGTCATCCCTGCACTATTCCATTGGTATTGGATATAACTTGGGTTTGTTTTGTCTTCTCCCTCCAGCCTTTCAATCTCAGATGATGGTAAACCAATTACAGATTGAATACCAATGTCTTCATCGATATCCAAATATAAGAAAAAATCACCATACTTACAAAATGCTCTTGCCCATTGATATAGGTTAAAGTCTACATTTAATACATCATAATATAATGCTTGAAGAATTGATTTGATCTCTCCATTACTTGAGTTAATTGTCAACATCTTTCTCAATGCAGATGATGTTGTAATCTCGTCTGCATACATGTCCAAGGCGCTGTTATGAATAATGACTCCGCTACACGCGAAGTTGTGATATACATCGGTTGTAAGATCATACACATCTTCGATGCCCATCTTTTCAACAGAAACTACTTTATGATTTTCATAAACATAATTTTCTTTATAATCTTTCCAACTATCAAATCCTTTCGTCATCAACCTTCTTAAAACAAATTGACGCTTCCGTGCCTTAGTTTTAAATTCTCCAAGATCCACGTCTTTTAAGAAATCTTCAAAATCCTCATACTGCGCTCCAGAAGTTAAAATGAATTCGGTATTAATTGCTTTATTAAATCTCCCATTCTTATCTCCATAATTAACGCTCTTTTTATAATACTCTGGATCCTCTTGATACTTTTTTTTCATCACTTCTGAATGGTGTTCCTTCTTCCAGATAGCCCAGTCTTCATTGTCCCACAAATCTTTCATGTGTTTTGAACTTCTCTCTGAAGCTCTTTCAACAAACTCTTCATCCTTCCACATTTCCAAGTTCATTTTTGTCCTTCTTTGAGACATCACTTCTTTCCCAATATCAGACTTCATCCACTTTCTCATCCCGAAAAGCATCTTCTCCTTTTCTTCTTTAGTTGCAACTTCCCAAATTGCCTTCATTTTTTTTGAGATCTTTCTTCTTGCTTCTGGAGTGTGTTCTAACCATCCAATTAGATTTTTGTTCCAAGCTGCCTTTCCCTTATTAGCTTTTGAAACGGCATCTCTAATTTTATTTCTTCTTTCTTCCTCGAAGAACTCGTACCAGTCTCTTCCATGAATTGCTGCATGTTCTTTGGCAGAAACGACTTGCAGATTATCAGGATTGCTATTGCTCTTGTTGTGATCGACGTGATGAACAACTTCGACAGGGTATTCTCCAAGCTTTCTTCCAAGAATTGTCTTCTCAGCAACAAAACGATATTCTCTCTGCCAACCATCATTAATTGTATAAACAGAAGGATATCCCTTGTCTCGTTTTACATATTTGCGATAAAATGGCATAAGAGGTTGTTCCTCTTTCAAATCTTTTGCCTCTACCCAATTACCGTCTCTTGTTAAAAACTTGTGATCACTAGTACACCGAATACTTTCCCCAGAATCCAATGTAACCTTGTAGACTTGATCTGTCTTTGTATAACGAACGCTATGAGCATTTCCGACCGTCAAGCATCCTTTAGATTCGTCATAAGCGTACACAGAGAAGTTTTCCCCATTTGGGTACATCTCCAACAACCGTTCTATTGTGAAGTCCCCAGAAGGGGTGTTTATGACTGAATCTTTCGTAATACAGTTAATAATTGGCTCGTATTCCATCTGGTCAAAGTCAATGTATCTTTCTGACCTGACTTGGTTAGCAATCATGTTTGCATTTAGGTGATCGAATGGATTGTGTTGTGATCTTTTAAATTGCTGCCCACTGGCAGAGCGGAACTTTGAACCGTACTTGTCAAGGAATCTTCTCTTCCCTTGTACTGGTAGTTGACTTCGATATACTACCAATGGTCCTGATAGTAATCTTGTTAAGTTCTTATATAATTTTGTATCTGGATTTCTTGGGTTTGGATTTTTAAGACCTTTCATTCTGACTCCTTGCTGTTATAGCTAATTAGTTTTATTTTCTTTGTTCTCGAATATTCCTTATCCACTATATAGCCATCGATATTCTCTAACGTGCTCTTGATGATCGTAATTAGTCATAGTTCCACGCCCTTTCATCCCTGGAATTGTTGAATCCAGTTCCATTCCTTGTCTAGAGATTGCTCCAAGGAATGCTTTTTGATACTCTACATCTCGTAATGATGTGGCAAATACAACATCTTTGACCCAACACGCAATTGCACATGCCATTATGAGGTCATCATTTCTCTTTCTTTGTGCTTGAGGTTTACCATCCTTCCAAACAAAAGTTGTCATTTCGTACACAATCCTTTTCGAATATAATGTCAACATCTTGTTTCTTACATACTCTTCCATCTTGCTAATAACAAGTGGACGAGACTTCCATGAAGTAGAAAATCCTGGAATAGCATTTTCAACAGATGCCGCCCTTAATGGAGAAACATATTCTCCACTACCCTTCATTGAATAATAAATATTAGAATATTCCATTTCAATAAGTTTTCTCAATACTCCGTCACCATAGGTGTTATTCTCTACAACTACAGTACAAAGATTATACATTGTTCCCCAAGTATAAATCAATTCTCCATACGTATCGGTTGGGAGCTTTCCTCGATACTCTGCAACACATTCCATCGTCGATAAATCAAATATAAGAAATGTTGAATGATCTTGCCCATCACCTCTTGCAACGTCTACCGACATCAGATATTGAACACTAACTTGCGGATCTCTCCAAATCCAAACGTTCCTATCAAATCCTGCCCTTGTTATTGGTTCTTTAATTGCGTTCCTTATTCTCTCGATGTGATCTGTTTCAAACACCGTATCTCCAGATGCATTGAAACTACACAAGTGCTCTTGAGCAAGTTGTCTCTTGCTCATGTCTGCCGATTCTTTCTTTAACCATTCATCGTCGTGATCTGGATGAACCCACCACATTAACTCAATCGGATTAAAATCAGATTCATCCTCATCATTTACTGCCTTTTCATATGTCTCATAAAACCAACCTGCTGCGCCATTCGGGGTTGATAGAGCAATACATGCCCCACCAAGAGTAAGAGTAGGTCTCAACCCTGTCCACAACTCTTCAAGACCCTCTACGTGAGCAGCCTCATCAATGATCAGTAAAGACAAAGCTTCTGAACGTCCTGCACTTGATGATGTACTTTCTGCCTTGAATTGTGACCCGTTATTAAATTCCAACGCTGCCCTGTTATCTGTTACAATAGATACCAATTGTTTCATCCACTTTGGCAAATTATGAAACATGCTCTTCGTCTTCTTAACAACGTTAGCTGCTGTTCCCTGTTTTGTTGCAATTGTCAAGATGTTCTTTTCGCGATGGAATAACATTAACCACAAAGCATAAGCTGCAGTGATTGTCGAAATCCCTAACTGCCTTGCCTTTAAGATAATATTAAATCTGTACGTTTGATATGCTTGAATTGTTTCTTCTTGAAATTCATAAAGATGAAGAGGAATCAATCCTCTTGTTGGGTGGGTAGTTTGACAGTAATGATTAATAAAGTATACAGGATCATTCGCACACTTTTGGAGTTCTTCAAGAATCTCCTTCTTTGTCATCTCTCTGTTTTTTTTCTTTGCCATTTATTATAAACCTATCCTATTGTTTTGTAATAAATAGTTGATTGTGTAATGTTTTTATTTTGCTTGATTGTCGGCTTTGGAAATGGATACGTTTTGAGGTTTTTTGTCTGTGCTCTGATCAAGCCAGGATTTGATTGCTTTGTCTAACTTTTCATCCGATGTTTGAACAACTTCGTCTACTGCATCAATGTTTTGAATTGTATACACAACAGTTGCTTGAACCCACGCCCTTACTCTTGATGTGTTTTGAACAATTGCTTCAACCTCTCCATCTTTCTTCAGAGATAAAGTGTTCTTTGTAATCATCTTGTAATACTTCTTTAAGAAAGAAGCTACCTTCTCAATCATCTGTTCAATTTCGTTTTCAAAACGTGGATTATGAACATCCTCTAACATACATTCTGAATGGTATGAAATGGTTAGCTTGTTTGCCATCACCTTCACACCAAATCCATCCATCACTCTTCTGTCTGTAATCTCGATCTCTTCTTCTCGTTTAAGTCCAATAGCGATAGGATCACCTTTGTCATCCAATGCTCCATCGTGACCGTATAACCCAATTACTTGAGAGATACCATTTACTACTTCTTCAATTGTTGCCATTTTGATTTATTCCTTCTTGTTATCGATCACTTCTGCCAATGATCTCTTGTGCCTGATCGAATAGCCATGAAAAGATATCTTGTCGATATGCATACTTATCTTCGTTTGGAATTGGGTTATTCTCAAATAACTTTTGCACAAACAAAGATGCCGCCTCTTCTGCTGCACCATACGCAATATTCCCAGATGTCATTTCGTATGCTGATGCATTCTCTTTGAGGGACTTTTTGTTAATAAAATATACTTCATTCTTCTTCTCAATATACTTTTCAACTTCTTCTAAGATAAGTTCTTCCAGTCTCTTCTTCTTAATCTTAACCTTGTCGTTCATGTTTTACCTTCTCCCTTCTACGTGTAAAAAGTAGCATTCTTGGCAACAATCAAATTTGTTTAAATACAAATCGTCAAGTTTATTCATAGAATAAGTATTACACATTGTACAAACTCTTTGACTGTTGTCTTTCCTACTTGATGTAATTACTTTCTTATCTTCCTTTTCTACCAGTTTTTTCATTTCTGCTAAGTATATTTTTTCTTTTTCATCTGACCAGTCACTTTTTGGATGTTTTACTGCATCGTGACCATACTTTTTCTCGATGGCCTTTTCGAGTTTGTTTATCTTTTCGAAATCGTTCTTGTCAACTTTCATTTATTTCCTTTGATGTTAAGTAGTTCCTCTTTGATCAACCTTTTCATTCTTTGTTCATCAAGACCCATTGCCTTTAGTTGTTGTCTTCTCTTCTCGTCTTCATCTGTTGGTTCCATGTCCAACATGTCAAACCTACTTGATTCCTTTGGTTTTGATGTAGTTAGTTTATCATCGTCCATATCTAACATGTCAAATCTTGTTTGGATTGGATGTTTTGATTGTTTTGTTGATTTCTTTTTTTTCTTCTTTAAGACATCTCGTACATCACTCGCCTTAATGTTGACACGATTACCACTTGGCAGCAATAGAACAATCCTGTCATTATCGATGTTTTGAATTTCACCTTGTACTATTTGTTTGATCCCGCCCTGAGAGGCGTAGGCAGAAATGACATCTCCTCGTTGATATTTTGGGGTAGGTTGATCGTTAATATTGGATGATACTTTTCTTATATCGATGTCATCATTATACCAAAACCCTTCCGAATTATCGTTCAAACCTTTGATTCTGTAGGCCATTGACCCATCATAATTGTCTTCTATTTCTGTAACTTGTCCACGACGAGTTTGTTCATCACTCTCTGGGTGATATTCTACTTCGTCTCCAATTTGAATTTCTTGATCGTCACTGGATGATGTTTGACTTCTTGATAGTTCGTCGGGTGCCGCAAAGTGTGTATCTCGACCATCCGATACTATAAATAGGTTATCTTCGAAACCAGTAATTCGTCCTCTTATAAATCTATTAAACTCATTGTAAAATTGTACACTATCTCCTATTTGAAATCCTTGCATGTATTCGGGTTCTTCTTGTTGGGATTCTCTTGGCGGAATACTTCTTGAGATTTCTCCGCTACGTAATCGTCTAACTATATCATTTACCGTAGTGGTATTGTGATAGTTTTGAATACTAGATAAAATATTCTCATCTGCCGAAGGATGCATTGCGATAGCAATATCAATTGCTTCGTCATCTGGGGATTCTTCCCACAAACTGTTAATAATATCTGCATCTGTATTTGGATTTCGAAGAATTGCATAGAACTCTTCAGGCTCGTTTAATTCACTGCTATAAAGAAGTCCAAGTAGTCTTTCTTTTGACATTGTTTCGAGATCTACAGCGTTTCCATCGTAATCTCTTTCGTTATCTTGTTCGGCAGAAGGACCGACATCATCTCCGGTAATATATAATCTTTGTTCTCTTGACATTATCGTCCCATCGACGTTCGTATCTTCATCAAATTCTGAATCTTCTAAATCGGCGTCAGTTAGGTTTGCATTGCGAAAAGAAGTCCCCATTAAGTTGGCTCCAGACAAATTAACGCCTCTCAAGTTTGCCCCAGAAAAATCAAGATCACTCAAGTCTCGACCACCCAAATCAAGACCACGCATATCAATATTAGAAAAATCCTCAAGACCATCCCTTAGACGACTCTCAAACCCTCTTTGAGTAATCTCGTTAATTAATTTTTTTTTTGAAAATGGTTTGATTTTGTTACCAAGATTGGTTGTTAGAAGTTGAATAACTTCTTCGATTGTGTCTGACATGTTGTCATCTGTGTTATAATCTGAATCGTGAAGTAATGCTAAGTCATTATATTCTTTTTTCTTTTTCTCGTTAAGATCTTCATTCTCCCAAGTATATGGTTTTACTTCAATTCTGGCATGAGAGTATCTTGGAATATCTGCCAACGCTGCTACTGCATCTCTGTTCTTGACAGAATCGTCAAAGAATTCAACATCATCAAATCCCTTCTTTTCAATCAGTGCAGCAATTACGCCAGCTTTATGTTGAGGATCTCCCGAACCCAAAGTTGCAATACGAAGGTTTCTATTCTTCTTTGGATCAATACCGATACTTGTCAAATAATCACGAAGAGGTTTTTGTGCCCCTCTTGCAGTTAAGATCAATACAATCTTATTATGGGTAGTAATTAACAAGTCCTTCTTAAAAGCATTAAAGACTTGCCCAATTTGTCTTGGGTTAATTAAAGGGCCATCAAACTGAGAATAGTTAAATTGATCCCCATGTTGAGGATCATATATTGCATACTCTCCTGGTGTCATTTCTTCTGTTACACCGTTGGCATGATTTACAATTACCATTGCTCCAGTGCGAACCAAAGTGTCATCAAAATCCATGACTCGAAGCTTCTTTGTCATTTATAATATCTCCTCTAAATCTGCCACATTTCCGTTCAAGATCATCTTAAATGGGGAATAGCCATTTGTACTTGAAAACTCTTGTGCAGCTTTGTTTTTAGCACTCAACAATCCACTTTTCAAATCTTTCCAATACCATTTATGAGTACCTTTAATTTCGATTAATTGTGGCTTATCATTCTCATCAAAAATCTTAAAATCTACATAATATCTTCTCTCTTCGTTTCCAAATGTGTAAGAAACATCATCACCATCAACAATTTTGATACCATCTTCTTCGCACTGTTTGATATAGCTCAATTCAAATGTTGACTGATAATGAATTAAATCTCCAAACTTTGTTTTATATTCTAACAATTTATAAGCAGTAGAAGAATTTGTAGAAACCTTTTGTTGAATTTCTGGAATATGCATATGATGACGTACTCCATAATGTTCTAATGTCGTTTCTTCTTTCCTTTTCTTGACCGACTCTAATTGGGATACGTTTTCTACACCGTGCCTTTCCAATACTACATTTTTAATTTTTTCTCTTATCTTGGGAACTTGTGAAATGTTCGTATATTCTTCTCCATATTTATCTTGAATTGCCCTTTTCATTTTGTCCTTATCTGACAAGGGAGTTTTAACTCCATACTTTCTTAGATAAGCTTCTTCTTTTTGCTTCTTGGTTGATTCCAATTGAGAAATGTTTTCTACACCATATCTTTCTAAATATACTTTCTTTTTTCTTTCTTTTGTTCTCTCGAAACTGTGGGAACATTTTGTTGAACAAAACTCTCGATATTTAATGACTTCTCTTCCTTCGAAAGTTGTCTTTTTGCCACAACTTAAACACTTCCCTTCATTTGGATCTGTTTGTACATATTTATTATAATACTCCTCGCTTGAAAGGTTATGAATTCTTTTTATATGAATCGCTAACCCTCTATTCGTATTTATCTCTTTGTCACAAATCTTACAAACTTCCATATTTTTATTTACCTGCTACAGAAATCACAACCCATGTTATAAATGCAGTTACTGTCACTCCACCTATAAACCCTAAACTTCCATAGATTATCTTATCTTCTCCTGCTTCAGATTGCTTAATCATCTCAATTAACTGTTTGTTTTCTTTCTTTGCCTCAACAATCTCTACCTTATAGTCTTCTCGTACCCTTGTCAATTTTGATAGAGCATCTTCATATTTTAAGTCACTCTTTGCCTTTTGTGACCCTAACTTTAACAGACAAGTTTCTTTCATCCTTGAGATTGTCTCTTCCTTTGTTGCAATCATTTCTGATGCTTGTTCTGCTGACAGGCAGAGATCGCAATCTTGTTGTGCAGATGCTGCTGAAGGGTATGATACAAATATCGCTATAACAAAAAGTATCTTTAATAAATTAATCAAGGAGGTTCTCATATCTTCCCTCCTCTGGTAAGTAATTCATTTCTTCTGCGAACATCACTGCGAACTTTTTAGGATCATTTTTATATTCTGCGACCAGTTCTTTAATTCTTTTCTTCTTCTTTCTCGAAATCTCTTTCGTATTAACTTGATAATTCTTTTCAAGTCTTCTCATTGTATTTTCATACTTGATCTTGTTATCAACTTTTTCTTTTTCTTCTTTCTCAAGATTCTTCCTACGTTCTCTTAAGACCTTTTCATTTGCTTCGGTTTTAAAATCAACAATGTCAGCAAGCTTATTTGTTCTTTTATGAGCAAAGATCCAAAGTACAACAAGCAAAATCGTTGCTACAATGTACCAAAACTTATTAAAATAATATTTTAATTTTGCTATAAACATTCTTACTCCATTCTCATAAGTTTAAGTTGTTTAATGACTGACTCTTGTTCTTTTTGAAGTTTGTCAAGAAGGGTGAGTAATTTGAAAAACTCACCACCCTTATTCTTCCTACGACCTTTATAATCTTCCCACGATTGTTTTGGGTCTTCAAGAGGATCGAGATTTAAACTCCTATCTAGCCTATCAAACTCTTCTTTAATAACTTCTCTGATCGTTTCTTTGTCCATGTTTTTATTTCCTTTTGTGTTTTACTTTCTTTTAGCAACGATGTCCATTAGCCCTTGCGTGCCAATGTAGATCATAGAAACAGTAAGCCACTGTTCTCCGGTAATAACCGATCCAAACAATAAGCCCGTAGTCGTTAACCATACCATCAATTTACGAGACATAATCTTCTTTAAAAAAGAATCAACTGCTCCTGCCTTATCTTCTTCCATGATCTGTTCTCCTTATTCAAGAATAAATAGTTACAAAACCCTCTTTTTGTTCAATGTCTAAAGTTACATCAACAGCATCTTTTACAACGTCGAGATGAGAAATAAGAATAATGACATCATAATAGTTCTTTAATACATTTAGATTTTCAATATAACTCTCCAAATGTTCTCCGTCAAGATCGGTCGCGGGCTCATCTAAGATCAAAAGATTGCCCAAAGGCAGATTACTCGCTGCACTTAATGCAACACGAATTGCAAATGATGCCAACGATGTCTCTGCTCCAGAACCCATCTCAATCATTCTTGGCTTTTGACCTTCGTGTTCGATAAAGATGTTGTACTTCTTATCAAAATAAACTTTAAAATCTACAAGATCTTTCAAGATGCTTTCAATAATTCTATTAATGAATGGCAACTTCTCTCCAACAATGCTGCTCGCAATCCCGCTACTATGAGTAGCCTTAATGAACATTTCATAAATCTTGTACTCTTTCTCTAAAACACTTCTTTCTTTTTCTTCTTTGCAAATTTGCTCAATTGATTGTTCGAGATACCCAATCTTCTTATTATACGAACTAATAGTGTCCTGTATTGAAGTTACTGATATTTTAATTTCTTTCAACAATTTCTTTGATATTACTAACTTTTTCTTATTCTCTTCCTTATCTTCTTGCGCCTTCTTGCTCTTATTGTATTCTGCTTCTTTATCTTTCTGCTCTTGAAGATTGTTCTTGTTTCTCTTAAGATCGATTCCTTTTCTTTCCTTCTCAAACGTCATTGATGTAATCTTATCTTTTGCTGTTTGGCAATATTGGATAAGTTTATTGTGTTGTTCAATTTTTCTCTCAACATGTCCTACATCAAACTTGGCATTGGCATCCTCTTCGATCTCTTTCTCTTTGATTAGTGCCTCAATCTCTGCCTCCTTATTAGGGAGACAACTTTTGGCCTCAAATCCATCTTGTAAGAATGGGCAAGTCCCATATTTACTCGCACAAGGTACTTCATCAAGAATATTCGTCTTCTTCTCTTGTTCTTTGAGAACTCTTTCTTCAAACGCGATTGTCTTCTTCAAATCTGTAATCGCTCTCTGTCTTTTATTGTGATATTCTAATTGTTCCTCATAATTCGTATCACTAAATCCATCAAGCATTTTTTGTGCCTGGGTGTTCTTGGAGATCATCTTCCCAAGTTCCTCTTCTAATTTGACAATTTCTTCAACATTATCTTTAATTTTGTAAGATAATCTATCAATTTGAGAAACTACATCTTCAATATTAATATCCTTGATAGGTTTAAGGTTTAATTCTGCAGCAATATTTGCAATTTTTTGCACAACACTATCTTGATTTGAAATTACTTCTGAAAGTTTCTCTTCTTGTTCTGCCCTTTCCTCCAAGATGTCTTCAATATCATCTTCTAAAGTTTCCTTTTCTTCTTCAAAGTCTCTATCAACATTTCTTTTCAGTTGTCCTTTTAGTTCTGCACTATCCTTCTTTGCCAGCTTGTGTTTGACATCAAACGATTCAAGATCAAGAAACTTTGCCAACGTCTTCTTCCTTTCTGTCATACCTTGTTCAAGGAATTGTTCTGCCTTCTTCTGTCCACTCAAAGCTGTCAATAAAAAGTCATCAATCGTACCAAATACTCTTTTGATATTTTTGTCTGTCTCTACTCTTGATGTTCCGTTTAAACTAAAGTGACTACCATCATCCAATAACTTATAGAACTCTAGTGTTGTTTTTGAATCCTCTCCTTTTGCCCTTTCACAAGAACGTTCAATTACATAATCTTCACCACCCGACTCGATAACAACCTTGCCATAGGCGTTGTCTTTATTGTCATTGATAATTCTTGATGTCTTATCCTTCTTAATGGTGGTGTTATACATTGTATACATTAAAGATAAGATTGCAGAAGAGTTATGAGAAACAATCCCATTAGAATAGTATTGCTTAACTTCTTCAACTTGCAGATCGTACAAATCATCTCTATAAGGAAGAGTGACAATAACAGAAACTTTATCTAAACCATTTACAGTTTGAATGTCATCTCCTGGATTCAAAGTCTTTGTCTTAGTGAAGGTTCCGTTTGCTAATTTGATTAAGTGGTCTGGGGATGTTTTTAATTTTAACCCTTCTTTCGTTCTTACTTCCATAACTTGACTATCAAAGGCAGTGATCGCAATTGCTTCAATTTTTCTAAATCCATAAGGAGTGCTCACTTTTACATTGCAATCCCCATATTTATTAAAAAAATCATAATACTTTTCCATTGTAATTTTTTTATTCATTTATTTCCTCTTTTAAATATTCTTTTAATTTTTCCACATCATCCGAAAACACACATTTTATATTGTTGTCTAATAATTCTTTCTTTTTCTTTTCCATCCTTTCCTTATAAGGTCCGTACAAAGAAAGGCCATAATACTCAACATACAAGTCGTATTTTGGCAAATAAAAATCATACAAATACCTTGTTTCTTTTATTGGATATCGTCTCTCGTACAGAAAATAAACTCCTTCTTTGTCCAAAAACTTCGCAATTTCTGCCTCCCCGAGAGAGCGAAACATAATCCCATTATAATAACACTTTTGTCCAAATGACTTACTATTTTTTGGAAGTTCGAAAGAATACTCTTTCATCATCTCTCTGTATATGTGTTCTTCATTTTGTTCTGTAATTTTAAATGCTATTCGAAGCCCTTTTATCTTTAAATATTGTCTTAATTTTTCGTAAGTAACTATGGTTGGCAGCATTTTAATCAAATCTTTAACATCAAAACATTCAAGAAGCAATTTAGGAACAACTCCGTTACCCTTTTTTACTCTCGATGCGTAATCCTCCTTCCAACTGTCCCTTTCCCAAAACTCCTCCTTCCAAGGGTTCTTTCTTTCATTCATATCATCAATAAACTCTTCTGTATTGTTCAATAGAGATTTTTGCCATAACTCTTGTCTCTCTTCCCATCTTTTTCTTCCATTCTTTTCCCCATCTCTTTCAACACACTTCTCCAAAGAAAAGGTGGATTGTCTTTTTGAAACTATCGAGACAGCCTCTTCTTCTGTATATCCTTTTTTAATCCAATACAATTTTGAAGTTGGTGATGTTTCTTTCCTATTATCTTTCATTTCTTGTGTAAAGGGAGATGAAATGGGTGTATTATATTTTTTCTTATACTCCTCCATACTGATTTTGTGTTTAAAGTGAATATGAGACGTTAATAATGTTGCCTCATATCCACAAATTTCGCACCTAACCAAATCTCTGTCATGTTTGTTCTTTTGTTTGTATTTTTTAACATGATTTTTTGCTACAACAATTTTGTAACATTCTTTACAAACAGAACGACGAGAAGAAGCTCCATCACTTTTTCTAACATAGCCATGAAGAGGAAAATCTTCCTTACTCTTTTCCTCTTTACACGTTTTACATATTTTTTTCATATTACTTTCCCCCATTATTAAGTAGTAACTACTCTGGGAAAACTTTATTTAAGAATTAACTCAATTCATCTGGAAGGAATCCTAATTTATTTATAATTTCTTCTTCATCAAATTCTATTTCGATTTCGGTTTTTTTATCCACACACTTTCCACTATAATTGTTCCCCAATATTCCTACAATATTGCCTTGCAATTTCTCGAAGTCGATCTTGTTCCCTTCTCCATAGTTGAATAGATTATCCCACTCTAAAGTCTTCACCTTCCAAGTCGTTCCTCTTGCTGTTTCTTCTTGTTCTAGTAAGGCTGAATATTGTTTGTTTAATTCTAATAGTTCCTTTAACTCTCGTTCATCAAGTGCATCTCCTACAAATTCTTCAAACAATCGTTCCTGCACAGATTGAATACGGACATCCCCAGTTAAACCATCAGATGTTGACATTACATCTTCTGCTAACTTTTTCACCTTCGTATGGAACTTAATACTATAAGGATACTGTTGATTAATTTTAAACTTGATATTTCTTTCTTCTTCCTTGGTCAAGACTTGTTCAGTGATCAATCTTACTCTTGCACTTCTTAAAGAATCAATCTTATCATCAAGTTCTTCTGCCTTAACATTAATAAATGGATGAGGATTATTAAGTTTGACAAATTCAATATTGTATTCATCCTTATCTTCAATATCCCATACAAGAAATCCTTTATCTTCTGTCTCTCCGAAGTTTGTCGCAATTAGAGACCCTGCCATCCAAAAACGATCACTGCCACCTAATGCTTGACGTAGGTGAATATCTCCCAGCAGTCCAAAAGTACTTGAATACAAAATATTGTCATCAATCTGTCCCTTTTCAAATTTATACCCAAACTCTGTCTGACTTCCAGATACAACTCCGTGATAGAGAGAAATGTAGACATTACCATCATCCTTTGGGGAAGGAACCCAATTGTCCTCATCAAAAAGAGAAAGAACATTAAAATAGAAATTATCCTTAATATGGTGAATACTTGAATACTTAAGATATTCAATATTAGGATGTTGTAACGTATCTACAACAGGAGTAATGCTATCAAGACGATCTTTATTACGCACATTCATATCGTGATTACCACATAGAACATATGTCTTCTTAATATCTGCCAATGACTTCAATAACTTAGACACCATGTCGTAAGCTTCTGAAGATGGGGTCTTTGAGTGGAAGATGTCTCCAGTAATAACGATCCCGTCAGGATCTAGTACCTTTACTTTCTTGTAAAGTTCCTCAAAGATTGTCTTGTATTCTTCTTGGTACTTTAGATTTTGTACGTGCAAATCTGATAAATGCAAGATCCGTAACCCTTTGTTTTTATTCATTATCTTCCTCTTCATTTATAAATTCTCCTTCAAATGTCTTTTCATATACCCAAACTGACTCGCCCCTCATTGGACCACTCAACACTTCCAATTCTATTGTTGGGAATGTTGATTTCCAAGGTTTATCTGTAGTAACGACTCTGAAAAATCTCTTTTCACTCTCTTCGTTTGGCCACTTTGTAACTATAATGTCGTTTGCTTTGCATCTTCTTTTCATCTGCTCACCAATTTTGCCTCTTTAAGATAATGATGAGGGAATGTCTGTTCATGCATTTTATACTTTCCTTGAAGTGGGAGAACCCTTGTTAACTTTCCGTACTGATAGTCTTCACATTCTACACTTATAAGAAAAAGATCTCTTCCTTGTGGATAGAGTCTTAATCTTACAATATCTCCTTTTTTAAATTTCATTATACCATACCCATTTGATACCTCATTAAATATTGTTGATTTATATATACTGCTTCTTTCTTTCTCTTCTCGAAGACATCATTTGTCATCATTCCAACATCATCATATCCATCAATTGACACTTTGTAACATTCGACACCGAACTCCAACAACTTCTTGATAATGTTTATTTCTTTCTTTTTGGCTCCAGGATCTAATGCCAAGAAAACACGAGGATCATTTTCAACAAGCTTTCTGAATAATCTTGTTTTCTTTCCCAGTGATGATCCCAAAATGGGAACTGCATTCTCTCCTGCAACAATGGCGTCAAATACACCTTCAACAAGAACTATATCTTCTTTGAAGTTGATATCAATCTCGTTAAAGATAACATCTTGTTTTGGTACGGCAGGATTCCAATACCTTTTCCTCTTTGCACTTTTGAGATAATCCCTTGCAATGAAGAAATTAAGAAGACCATAATTATCAAAAGATGGAATAATAATCCTTGAAGAAAACTCACCACCCCAGTCTGAATATCCTATGCGGTATCTTAATATTTGTCTATTTGTAATGTTTCTGGATTTAAGATATTCTCTTGCTTCCTTTTCATTCTTTGTTCTTCCTGTCAGAGAATGAAAATTAGATGGAAGTTTTAAGTTATTGATGTTCTTTGGTTTTTCTTCTTTCTTCCCAAAGAGATTTGTTAAGTCTGTTCCGTCAAGAACAAATTCGTTTGTTAATTCATACCACTTAGATAGCTGTTCACTAGTGCCAAAGTGCTTGACGAGTCTTGATAACTTCTTAAAAGACTTGTCGCACGTCCAACATTTTGCATATCCCTTCTTAATATTAATAGATAATTTCTTTTTATCTAGATTTGAGCTTTTACAATATGGACAATAAAAAAGACTTTCATCTCCCTGGCGAATGGAAGACCCAAGAACTTGTTTTAAAATCTCCATTTTCTTTTGAGCTTCGTTCATAAAACATCCTTAACTTGTTATAGATATATTATACAACATATTCTATAAATTGTCAAAGAAAATCATGCAAAATCAAATAACCCAAGTTTTGTTTCGAACAATGTTGTTAATGCAAGAAACTGAAACTTTGAATTCTCTTGCTAACGAAACTTGAGTTGGACTATCTTTATTAAATCTCTCTCGAATCTTTTCAACAAGTTCCCATGTCACTTTAACCCTTATAACATTCTTCTCTGGTGGATGATAATTATCATCCACATATCTTTCATTTCTTACAATCGCTCCAATTGTCGAATCACTTACATCATACATGCTGGCAAGTCTAATTAGAGACACATTATCGTTGTATTTTTTTCTAATTTCAACAATTTGAGCATTAGTAAAAACAGCATTTGGAGAATCTACCCCATACTTTCCAAAATTAGAGTTTGCCTCTCCATACTTTCCAAAATTAGGATTTTTATCCCCAATCATTCGGACAGCGGCATTGTTACTTTTCTTTTTGTTTATTTCTTCTTTTGTTGGTGGAATATAATCTTTATCAAAATATGTTTTGTTTCTAATGATTCTCCCAATTGTCATCTCGTCTACTTTGCGTTTTCGGCAAATGTCTCTAATTAACAATTCTGAGTTGTCTTTGTATTCTTTCCTAATTTCGACAATCGCCATTTTGTCAAACCTTGCACAAGGATGATTTTCTCCTTTTCCTACCCCTTCTCCTCCGCAGGATTTGTTATAGCCCTTATCACAATCCAGAAAAGTATCGAGACGAGATATCCAATAAATCTCCCGCTCGTCAAGTCTTTCCTCTTCAACCAACTCGCAAACAGAATACTCATACGACTTTTCACCATAACGATCATATTCCATTTGCAAATGAAGATTTGTATGTCGATTTCTATTCAAAAGTTTTCGATGAACTTCCCACCTTTCTTTAATGCAAGTGGATTGTCCTATATACATCTTCCCATTCTTTATGTTTTTAATTTGATAGATACCACTTGTTTTGTTTGTCATTGTTTGTTCCTCGTTGTGTAGCAAATCAAGTGTGAGTAATTCCTCTTACGAGGAAAGAGAAAAACACTGGCCAGTGCTGTCCTCACCTTTGACCTATACTCTAATTAGTTATCTATTGTGCTTTTTGTTTTCCCAGAGAGCCACAGGGCCGTCATCTTGTGGGACATAAATATCAGCAGTTGGATCGGTCATCCCAATTCGGTTGTCCATCTTGAACTGTTCGAGTGCTGCAACTGCCATCGTCAAGGCATCTTGAATTGTCTGCGTCACAAGCAATAGTCCAAATGACGAAGATGTTTCAAGTGCTTGTTTAAGGTGTGCAATAATCTCCTCAATCGATCCGTCAATCATAGTTGACGATCCCAATGCTGGTGCTGGCTTATTTTGATTCATCCCTAACGCATGGATCTCTTGAAGGATTTGCTCTTTAAGCAGTTTTTCCAATTTCTTCATTTTGTTTTACTCCTCTGTTATCAAGTTCTCTCCGCAAATACCAAAGAGCTTTTTCTAAATCTTGTACATCATTTCCTTTACTATCGGCTCGTAATACATACTTAATTATGTTCCCCAAGCTAAATCCCAAATCAAAATCCTCAATGATGTCAATAACTTCAATGTTATGACCCTTATAGTGATCTGGATGATTTACCATCTCTTTAGGTTCTTTCACTCTCTTCTTCTCCTGTTTTCATTCCTGCCAAATTGACAATCACGGAATCGGCTTTGTCGGCAATTCCGCGTTTCAAATTTCCTTTTGTAGTGTATACAATCTCAAAGTCATCATACATCTCTTTGACATGTCTTGTCAAGTATTTCTTTAACTGAGTTGTTGACAATCCTCGAACATATGGGATACCAACTAACTTTCTGGCAGATCTGGCATTAATGAGGTTTGCTTGTATCTTTGTATTCCTATAGATAGCATAGCAAATCATTCCATTAAATCTTTGAAGAGTACCTATCGTTTGGGCATTGCTGCTGCCTTGTCCGAATGCTTTGGCAGGTTCTTCTACAAATATATCACATGGCTTATACTTTGTCAACATAATTTTTAAATCTTGTTCAAAGAATTGTGCTCTCTGCTCTAGTGTTTCCTTCTTAGGATCGAAAAGTAATGCCTTTGACACAATAATCTTTTTATCCTCATCCATCACAGAAACTCCAATCGCACTTGAACTAACGTCGTACCCAAAGTAATACTTCACATTTCACCTCTATGTTAAGTCTATCTTTAATTTAAAATTGAATGCATCCTGTTCTCTCTTACGTACAGGATTTGCCATCTTTGCAACAGCAATTAAGTTCCTATCTTCATCATAAATATTGACTGATGATAGGTATGTTGTTCTCTCAAATGATGCTGTCGTATCCATCTCTGCTCCATATGGACTTTGTTGAATATTCTTTACTGTTATGTTGTTCTTCTCGAAATAGTTATCATCACCAACAGAGGCTGACAATTCTTGCCCATGAGTAATGAATGTCGGGTTATTGCTGCTATTCAATTCCCCTTTTGGAGCTTTTGCAAACATTGTCATGGTGTTGGTATAACTAGTTCCGTTAAATGTCATATCAAATGAAGATGATGGAATACTTGATTCTGTTGACATGAAGTATCTCCATTGTGGAGTTATTGAGCCAGATCCAAGATAAGGTTCTGTGTGTGCTCCGTCAGATATGTCGTAAGAACTTGTCAGAAGAACGAATCCCTGATCATACAAGACAACTCCTGCTACATTACCGGCATGACTCCCTGTCGTTTCGATTAGTTCTCCGTTCTTGTTTGTGTCTTGTAGTCTTGAGGACAAATTTGCCGACAAATAGAACTTTAAATCTACAGTTCCCTTCTTAATTGTTGACCCATAAAAGATACTTGGAATTGAGATCAATCTCCAATCTTCATCATACAAGTTTCTAATTGACGAAGACACAACATACGATGGAGACAATTTGGCATTATAATTTAGTGTGTTATATAGTGCATCAAGTTTTCTTTCGTCTGTCTCGGCAGTAGAAGGATAAACAAACTCGCTCGTAATGCTTGCAGACATTGGATAAGATCCTGTAATTACGTCTCCATATACAAAGTCTTGATTATATTCGTCAGTACTAATTGTCTTAAATGCTGTTAATCCACTATCTTTTGTTATGTAAGGATATACCAGATCATATCCATTCTCTTCTCTGTGAATATTTAGTTCATACAGATCGATGTACCCGCTCGGGACACTTCCTAATGAGCTACTTTGATTGTCACTGTTATAATATGTCACCCCTTGATACATAAAAAATTGACTATAAGGATACATTTTAATTCTGTTATTGATTACATCATTTCTTTCAAATTCGTATAAATACATTTTAAAATACTTCTTCCATCTTGTCAAATTCAAATTGCATAATTTGAACATTTACCTTTACTTTGTGCCCTTTCATTTTGGGAGACTTTTTTGGGGCAACCATAATGATAACCTCATCTTCCATTGTTTCGTCAAATTCATCATCAAATTCGTCATCATAGAATAAAGTCTCATCGTCATAATCATCTTCTTCTGGGAAAACTTGTACAACTTTCCTATCCAGAATTAATTTATACATCTTCCTTTCAAACTCTGCCTGTTGTGTTGCCAAGTCTGCGACATCATCTTTAATCTTAAAGACTTCTGGCAATAGCAGATTTAGGGCTTTCTCATGTTGAACATCTTTCTTAACAACTTGTTCTTGAAGAGCTTTCCCTTTATCGTCAAAGTCCATCTTGCCAATGAAGGCGGTAGTGATCCCTGTCAAGCTGACAATGATAGATATGATCACAGGAATCCAGATAGAGATGTTCCGTTTCTTTGGCATAACAAGTCGCTCCTTTGTATAATATAATTAGTATTTGGTTTTATTTAATTAAAAGAAATAGGAAGTCGCCTAATAGTCTGCGCGGCACCTAATTGTAAGTGAGTTTTCACTGGACTTTTTCAGGGGAGTTGACAACTTTGCAACTCCCAATAAGGAATTATCTGCACCATACAGTCCAACAGTTGAAACGTAAGCATGTGGAGGTGTCTTGTGTTGTCCATCTTTGACAAGAATTTCTGATCCACTTGTATATGTTGGATTAGAACTCATATTGAACTCGTTCTGATTTAGTCTACAGAAATAGATCGTGCTGTTCAGCTCTGTAGTGTTACTAAATTGAACTGTTTGATTTTCGTTGGCATCTCTCCATACGGTTGCGCTGCCAGTAATTGACAATCCAGAACCAGAAACAAAAGCTCTAACATCATCTGTCAACACTGCAATCCCTGCCTGATAATAAAGTAATCCGAAAGGTGTGGCTGACGTATCTCCCTCTTCGTAGAGAATACCATAGTCACCAGCAGGAGAATTTGTAAAATATGAACCAGTAGATTCAAGGTCTACCAATTGTGTCCCTTCATGTTCTAATCTGAATGATCCTTTCTTGATCTCGTCCTTATAAAGTAGTCTTGAAAAGTTGAAGAACATTGCTGCTTCATAATATGTATCGGCAATATTGAATGACTTAATAGAACCTGTCGCATCATACCCAACAAGGATTTGAGACATTTGATCGTAAACTTGAGTCTTTTTGTCATACTCGTATGAAGATGAAGACCAAGCAAAAGCATAGTCTGTCGAATATCCCATAGTGATATCCATAAGGTGATTTGCAGACGAACTTAGATAAGGATAATCATAAACAGATTGATACATATCAAAGTTTCTAATGTTTGGTTGAATTGCCAAAGTATCGTCATCATACGATCCAGAGAACAAGGCCCCAGTAATTGGGATAGCCTCATGAATGTATGTTCTTGTCTCTGCGATATCGTTAGCAGTCAATGTCTTAAAAATAGTAGCCATTATTTTGTTTTAACTCCTTTTATACTTTTCTTACATATCGAACTGGTACGTCAACTCTATAACCTGTAGTTGCACCAGTTACTCTAATTGTACTATCAATGTAGTAATAATCTGTACCGTCAATGTCAAATATCCCACCAAATCGAGTAAAGTTATAGGTACTTTGTTGTAGCTCTGAAGATGCTGAAATTCTGAACTTTAGACAAG